TGCTGTCCCTGCTGGCCGCCGATGATGGTGCCGCTTATGGAGAATTTGACCGGGTCTTTTACGACGTGGTCGTTGATGTCTGCGCCGTTCTCGATGGGGTTCGAGGTGACTTTGCTGGACATAGAGACGGCCTCGCTCTGGATGTTGCCGATGGTGTCCGGCTCGAACCGCACCGAGCCGCTTTTCCGGCCCGTGATGGTGTATGCCATGCGCTGTCACCTCCTTATGCGTAGGCGTTCTTGATGTTCATGGTGTCGTACTCCTCCTCTCGCATCTCCTTGTAGAGCCGCCGGAACATGGCCTCCGCCTGCGCCATGAGGCTGTCGGCGGTGCCTTGGTCTACGTTCCCTTGCACTTGCAGGGTGAGGCTCGGGGAGAAGCTGCTCGAGGAGTTGATGTTGCTCGATGCGCCGGCGATGAGCTGCTCGCTCTTGTCCGCCGGGATGATGGCCGTGCCCTGCGGGAGGAAGGCAACCTCTCCGCCCTCCTCATTGATGCGTGTCCAGCCGCCTTCAAAGTTGTCGGTGCCTTCCGCGTTTCCGGGAATGGACGTCACGCCGACGCTGACGGACGCGCTGCTCGCGCTGGCCGCCGCCGAGGCGATGCGGTTGAAGGCTGCGACGATGGCGTTCGCCCCGCTCTCCGCAGCCGCCGTCATCCGGCTCCATGCCGTTTCTGCGTCTATTGCCATCGTGGCGTAGGTGCTGCTGGCCTCCGCGCCCATCGTCTTGAGGTTGAGGTCTGTGATGTCCTTGGTCTCGATGATGCTTTCCTGCGCGGTGGCGTTGGCCTCCGTTGCCGCCCCGGTAACGTCCGAGGTGTACTGCGACGTATCGACGGCGAGGCTGACCTCCGTGTTCGCGCTCTCTTGCAGGCCGTTGACGGCTCCGTTGAGCCCTTCGACCTCCTCCTTGCTGTCCTTCGCGCCTCCGAAAAGGCCGGAGAAGAAATTGACGACGGCTCCGACGCCGTCTGCCAGCCAGCCGATGATAGTGCCGAGCACGTCCCCGATGACGCCCAGAACATTCCCGATGACCTCAAGGACAGGGGAAAGGGCTTCGAGGATGGGGGCGATGAGCCCGAGCAGCTCTGCAATCGGCGGGAGAATGGCCTCTGCGATGCTCTGAATGACCGGCATAAGAGGCTCGATGAGCGAGATGATGACGTTCAAAATCTCCGTCAGCGGCGGCATAAGGGTCTCGACCAGCAGGCCGAGGATGCTCGCCAGCGGAGGCAAAACGGTCTGCGCGAGGCTGCCAAATACGTCGATGAGCGGTATTGCGGCTTGGAATACCGTGCCGAGGACGTCCGTGAGGACGGGCAAAAGGGCCTGCCCGAGCTCCATGATGACCGGCATGGCCTGTGAAAGGCCCTCCGAGAGCATCTCGACGAGGCCGAGGAGCATGGGCTCGATGGTCGGCCACGCTTCGATGATGGTGTTGAGGAACTGCTCGATGACGGGGGTGAACTTCCCTCCGGCGTCCTCCATGAAATTCGTCCAGATGCCGTTGAGGCTCTTGGTGCTGTTGGTGAGGCCGTCTGCCTGTGTGATAGCCGCCTGCTGCACCTTGGAGCTCTGCTCGATGATGGAGGCGAGCCGCACTTGCGCGAGCGTGGCTTCGTCCATTTCGTCGATGTTCTCCCCGAGGCCCATCTTCATGGCCTGCGCCTTGACCGTCGCTTCGTCCAGCTTGACGCCGTACTCTGCGAGGGCCTCGCCGTTTCCTTGGATGCCCTCTTGGATGAGGGTGAGGGCCTCGGTGTCGTCCATCGAAAAGGCGTTGCCGAAGTCGTAGGCGAGGGACGTGGTCGTCTTGGACAGCTCCGCTGCCGCGTCGTCTGTGATGCCGAGGTTGGTGTAGAGAGCTTGGTTGCTGACAAGGAAGCCTTGCACCTCCGTGTTGCTGCGGTGAACGGCGTCCGCGTAGTTGTCCGCCCATTCCCCGACGTCTGTGCCGGCGAACAGGTTATCGAACTTCGCGGAGGTGTTCTCTCCGAGCTTCGCCGCCTCTACCGCTGCGCCGGCGAATTCCTTGATGGCGTCCGTGGCCGCTTGGATGGCTTCGATGCTCAAGAAGGCTGCGAGCGCCCCTTTGATGGCGTCCTTGACTTGGTTGCCTGCGTCGCTGCCCTCCGCGCCCATGTCATCGAGCGCCCGCTCTGCGTCCTTGGCCTCATCCTCGACGTCGTCTGCCGCGTCTGCGGCCCCGTTGAGGGCTTGAACGAGTTTCCCCTTTATGGTCTGTATGGGATGGGTGAAGGCCGTTCCTATGGCCTTTGCGCCCTTTGTGACGTCGTTCTTGAAGCCGGTGAATTGTTTTTGCGTATAGGCGATGGCCCCGGAGACGCCGGTGCGGAAGCTCTTGGCAAGCGACTGTCCGCTCTGGATGCCCGCTGCCATCGTCTTCTTGAAGGCCGCGCCGAAGCTGTCGGCCTCCGCTCCCATTTTTCGGAAGCTGTCACTCGCATCGTCCCCGGCGTCGTCGAAGTCCGCGCCCATCCTCTGGGCGGCGGCTCCGGCGTCCCGCGCTGCGTCCGCGCCTGCCGCGCCCATGTCGCTGATTGCGCGGCTGCACGACTGAGCCCCGGCCTCTGCCCGGTCTACGGCCTCATCGACGTCGCCGAGGCCGCTTTCCATCTGCTCGATGGCGTTCAAGGCGTCCGACGCTTGGAAGCCTACGCCATAGGTGAGGTCTCTTGCGTCTGCCAAGTTTTCACCTCCTTAAATGCCGAAATAGCCGCCCCCGAAGGGGCGGCTATTTCTTTCTGTTGGGGTTCCATTCGCCTTGCCACAGCAAGCGGGCCTCGACGGCTTCCCGGTACTCTCTCAAGTCCATTCCTTTGAGCTCGGAGTAGGTGATGCCGCTGCAGGCGAACACCATGCACCAGAATTCCCTATTCCGCCGGGCCCGCCGCTGCGCTGCGGCTACGCTGTTCTCACTCTCGAAGAAAGTTCTCGATGGCCTTGATGAGCCCCTCCGGGGTCTTGAGGTCATCCTTCTCATCGAAGTAGGCCATGCCTTCGTTTCTCACCTCGGCGGGCGCGATGACGCAGTTCTTGAACATCCTATCCATGTACTCCGCGCTCTTGCGCTTGCCGCTGCCGGTGTTCCCGCACTCATCGTTGGTCTCGTAGTACCACGACGGGGAAACGCTCTGCAGGGTGAATTCGGTTCCGTTGACAGTTACCTTTTTCTGACGAGCCATATACTTTCGGTAGCCCCTTTCTGATAATGATTTCGGCCTTTCCGGCCAGTTCTTCTTTGCCATCTACATCCCCGCCTTAACGGTAGTTGAGGTCGGGGATGTAGACGTTGACGGTGACGGTGGTGGGGTCTTTGCTTCTGGGAGTGTCCGGCATCTTTAGGATGCGGCAGTTCTCCTCGCTGACCTGGATGGCGTCGGCGTCGTTGACGTCCGAAACGGAGAAGCGGACGGGACGCCGCTTCGAGCAAATCTCGCGCAGGTACGCAAGGCTCGAGGACGTGCTCATGAGGGGCAGGGCGGCGTTCCCGCTGTTGTTCGCGTTCTCGCTGTATGCGACGTCGCCCTTGGCCCCCACGCTGGGCGTGACGGCGTCCTCATTGTGGGTGAGGGTTACGACGCCGTCTGCGGCAAAGCCGGTGATTACCCGGCCTCCGATGGACACAGTGACCTTCTTGGGGTCGTAGGTGCTGACTTCCGGCATGGTGTGTTCCTCCTTTCACTTACGCGGTGAGGGTGGCCCGCAGGGTGCCTACCACCTTGACGCGGTGGACAGCGCCCTCGAGCAGGGCCTCCCAAGTGATGTCCGGCATCTGGCGGGCGCGGGCCTCCTCATCCGTGGCGTCGGCCCGCTTGGGGACGACGACGGAGAAGACGCCTGCATCGCTCTCCGGGTCTCTGGCGATGATGCCGAGGTCGGTGGCCCGGTTGAGGGTTGCGAAGACAGCTCCGGCCACCAGCGCGAAGCCTGCGTCGGTGTAGGGTACCTTCGCATTCTCGAGCAGGACGGCGTAGAGCTCCTCCCTCATGTAGCTGGCGATGTAGTCTGCGCCGAGCTGGTTGTCGATGAATTCACCGTCGCAGCAGACGCCGTTCTTGACGTACTGCTTTTTGTACTCCTCCGTGAGGAAGTTGACGTTTGCCTCCTCGAGGGCCTCTCTCTGGGCGCTGGTGATTGCAGGCATGGTGATGCCCTGCGGCACCTTGAACTTCCACGTCACGCTCTGCGGGTAGAAGGGACCGACGTTGCCGAGGTAGGCGGCATCCGCCTCCTCATCGAGGTTCTCGGTGTCGGTGTAGATGAGGGCGCACCGGCGGTTCTTCACGGCCAGAGAGAGGTTGTCGGTCTGTCCGAAGTAGAATTTGCGGTGGTCTTCCTCGCCTGCGCCGAGCTCTGCCTCCGTCGGCTCCGTGCCCTCCGCCCACGCACAAAGAGCTTTGACGTAGTCGTCTCCGTCTTGGTCGGTGAGCAGCATATACCAGTCGTCGTCGGTCTGGCGGAGGGTCTCGATGGCGGCGATGAGGGCCTCCGCCTTCTCTCCGTCGTCCTGCCCGGTGGGGGGCGCGATGCCGGCGATTTTGACCTTGCGGATGAGGGTGTCTGCGAGCGTGGTCTTGCCCTGCTCAAACAGGGCGCTGACCTTCCGATAGATTTTCGCGGTGGTGCCGCTGTTGGGGTAGTCCTCCGCCACTTCCTCAAGGCTGCGGTAGATGGCGGGGTCTTTGGCCCCGGCGGTGCTCAAGATGAGGATGTCGAGCGCCTCCGAGGGGTTCGGCTTCGCGTCGAGGTTCACGACGACGATAACGTCTTTCGGCATTTGGTTCACTCCTTTTCTTGTTTGGTGACGACGTTTTGGAGGATGTCATCTCTCCGTTGGTCGTCCTTGGTGTAGCGGACGCGCACGTCAAAGCCATACCGGCGGGCCGCTTCGTCGATGACGAGGGTGGTTCGGTTCCCGACGTTCGTAACCTCCGCGACGACGATGCCCTTGTTGGAGAGGTCATTGTAGCCGCCCTGCAACAGGTAGCCGATGGCCTGCTCTGTGATGCTCTGGGCTTCATCGTCTCCGTAGATGTACTCCTCGCCGTCCCACCTGTTTTCGGAGCAGGCTGTGAAGGAGAAGGTGGCGGAAGGCTGCTCGCGGCGGTTATCGATGAGCGCCTCGGTGCCGTCTTCGTCCTCGATGACGGTCTGGGTGTGGTCTCCGAGCTCTCCCGTCGATGCGTATGGTGCCGTGACGCTGTAAACGATGAAGGGCACCTCCGCCTCCGGCTGCACTTGGTCGCTCAAGAGGACGGGGATGCCGAGCGCCGCCGCAAGGCTCGAGACGAGCGTGTTTCTGACTTCGAGGAATGTCATTTCGGCGAGCTCACTCCCTTCTTCTCGACAACATAGCGTTTCAGCGGGTGGATGGGCCCGTGGGTAAGCTCTTGCTTCACGGTATAGACCTGCCCGTCGAAGGTGTCTCGTACCTGCTGCCCGACGGTGAGGCTGTGGCCGTTGGTGTAGAGCTTTTGGCTGTTCTGCGTGTAGGTGCCCGCGATGGCGTGCTGCAGGTCTTCGTTGTTGACCGGCATGACGACGCCTTTGAAGGTCTTGGACGTCGGTTTCGTGGGCTTCCACTGGCCTCCGTTCGCTTGCTCGTAGCTGCCGCCGGGCTCGAGCTCCTCGATGTCGTGAAGCAGCCCGAGGGGGATGGTGGGCTTTGCGTACTTGAACATGGGCTATCCCTCCTCGATTTCGTAGGTGATGGATTGGTAGAGGCGTCCCGTGCTGTAAAGGGGCTTCCCGCTCTTGGTGGTCTCCATTGTGATGCTGCTCTTGGGCGGGTCAATGCCCTTCATGATGTAGGCCTGCGTCATAGCCGCCGCCCGCTCGCCGATGAGGGCCGCCGCCTCTCTGGCGGTTCCTCCCTCGAGGACGATTTTGTCGATGGCTGCCTTGCAAGCCTCCGCGAGTTCGTTCTTCCCGTGGTCGAAGCTGCCTCGAATGAAGCTGCGCTCTGGGATGGTGACGGAAGGGAGGAGAAGGAACAGGAAATTGAATTTCCCGTTCCCCTTGTCCGTAACTCCGAACAGATGCCCTTCCTCCGACGTGATGAAGAAAAGCCCTTGGAAGTCCCTCGGGCTTTTCCCCTCCGCCTCCCGCGAGATGGGAATTGCGAGGTTCTTTACGTTCTTGGCGCGGATGGTCGCCCCGTATTCGTGGACGCCGGCTATCATGAGGAGGTAGCTGTCTGCGTCTCCTTGTATGCCGACGTGGATTTTCAAGGCTTGAAGGGCCTTGAGTTCTGTCTTGATGCGCTCGAGCTCTGGGCGCAGGGTGTCTCTGATAATCGCCACGGCCCACCTCCTCACAAGCGGGTGTAGTAGCCAATGGTCGTGAGCCAGCTCTCTCGCGGGTTCTTGTCGAACGTCCAAGAGACGTCGGAAATGCTGAACGCGGACAGACCTTGCGCCCCGTTCTGCATGATGGAGAATTCCTGCTGGATAATCCCCCACACCACTCCCTGCAGGTCTGCGGGGAGGGTGCAGGGGTCGTCTTCCGTGGCGTCCTTTGGGAGGACGTAACCGGCGGTGTACTTGACCTCCAAATACCTCGCTGCGAGGAGGAAGTCGTAGGATAAGCCGCCGACGTAGCCCCGGAAAGTCCAGCCGTTGTCCTTGTAGAGGACGCCGATTTCTCCGTCTACGGTGTAGTCGTACTCCTCCGGCGGGATAATGCTCCCGTCGGTGGTGTCCTTGACGTACTCGACATTGATGATGGGCCATTGGAGCAAGACGAGCTCTTGCGTCCCAGAGGCGACGTAGCGTTGTGTGTACTGCTGACGCCCGAGCTTCCGGCCTGTCATCCGCTCAATCCACGCCGAGGCGTAGTTGATGAGGTTCACGAGCATGGCGTCTCGCTGCTCATCCACGTCGTCCGGGGCGATGCCGAGCATGATTTTTACGTCCTCGAGGGTGGTGAGGGCGTTGTCGGCCAGCTTTGTGCTCATAGGTTCGTCACCTCCTGTCGGAAGGAAAAGAGGGCGGCTACTCGCCGCCCTCCTCGCCCTTCTCGGTGTTCTTCTTGCCCTTGCCCGCGCTGCCGGTGTCCTTGGTTTCCGTCACCGGGGCCGCCTTCTTATTGCTCTCGGGGCGGGGCTGCTTATACACTCTGGACATAGCCGTCTCCCTCCTTACACCGGCTGCACGTTCTTATCGCCGAGGGCGATGGCGCAGGTGGCGGTGCAGCTCGGGGTGCTCCCGCCGGTGCATTCCACGGCGACGGTGGCCTTGATGAACTGCTTGCAGCCCACGAGGTCGATGTCGATGTTGTGGAGCTCGCTGCCTGCGGGGTCGGCCTCGATGGTGACCGCGCCGGTGTCGTCGGTGGTCTTGCCGGGCACGACGAGCTTGTCGGCGACAGGGGTGTAGCTGCCACTCTCGGTGTCGCACTCGGTAAACGTCACCTTTACGGTGATGCCGGTGGGGGTGCCGGTGGCAGCGCCGAGGGAGACGCCCAGCACGGCAGAGAGGTAGCCCTCCCTGTCGATGGCGTCGCCGCTGGTGTAGGGCTGCACCTTCACGTTCTCAAGAAGTTCTCTTTTCATGCTGCTGTTCCTCCTTTGGTGTTATGCGCCTTCGCCTTACGCGATGGCGACGTTCTTGACGACGATGAAGCTCTCCGCATGGCGGGCCGCGATGTCCACATACATGAGGGCGCGGGTGGCGGAGAGGTTCTCCTCGAAGGCGTTGTGCTGGACGCCGTTCTCATCCGTCCAAGAGCCGTCGAGGGTGGTGTAGGTCTCGAGGCCGAGCTGCTCGCCCACGAGGAGGTCGGCCCAGTTGCCGAAGATGATGGTGGTCTTGTTGCTGGCGGTCTCAATCTGGTTGGAGACCTTGTAGGGGAAGCCCAGCAGTTTGCCGCCGTTCATCTCCTCGCGGTAGATGTACTCGCCCGTGGTGGTCTTCATGTTCTTGAGGAAGCCCTCGACGAAGCTGTTGAACGTCCAGCCGAGGCCGAGGTCGTCCACGTTCTTCGCCAGTACCTTGGACACAAGCCACACGGGGAAGTCGGCGGTGATTTTGCCGCCTGCGCTGGCGAGTTCGGTGTTGTTCAGCGCGGTAGCGTCAACGGTCTCGACCTCCTTATTCTTGGCGATGCCGAGAGGCTGGAATTCGCCGCCGCTGCCGAACATACCGCCGTAGTCGAGGCCCAGCTCCATGCGACGGGTGAGGTCGTTGGCGAAAAGGGCGTCGGCGGAGTAGTTGGTGCTCATGAGCAGCTCGCGGGTCTGGGGCACAATGGCCTCGAGCCGCTTCGCGCTCATTTTGATGTTGCCGAAGGTGGGCTGGCTCTTGGCAATCTTGCGAGCCTCGCCGCCCCACGTCGCACGAGCGCCGGAGGTCATCTTGGGGATGTTGAGGTTGCCGTTCGCCATAGGCACCTTGCGAGCGCCGAGCTCGAAGATGACGGTCTTGGCGTACAGCATCTCGATAATCTCATCGAGGTAAATCTCCGGGATGAGGTAGCCGCCGGAGCTGGGGGAGGTGGCGGACATGGCCTTGAATTCGCGGGCCATAGCCTCATCGCCGTAGTTCTTCTTGGCGTAGTAGGCTGCGGCCTCGGGGTCGTGCCGGCCAAAGACGTCCAGGCACTTCACAGCGCGGGCGAGCTGCACGTCGGCGGGGATTTTCTTCTTCTCGGCGGTGACGACCTTGCGGGGCAGATAGATGTCCGCGTACTTGCGCTGCGCGGGGGCTGCGGTGCGCTTCTTGGTCTGGCGGGTGGCGGTGGTCTTGGTGGCCTTGCCCTCCGCGACCTCCTCCTCGGACTTCTCCTCGGTCTCGGCGTCGTCGGCCTTGGCCTCCTCCTCGGCGGTAAGACCGTCAAGGATGGCGGCGGCCTCGGCGATGATTTCGTCGGGAGTAATCTCCTCGGGCACCTCCTCACCGGCCTCCTTGCGGGCCTTGCGTTTCTCGGCGGCAGCTTCGACGGCCTCCTCGATGACGCTCATGACGTCCATGCCCTCACCGGCGGTCTCCTCGGCGGGCGGAGTGTCTTCCTTCTCCTCGCCGAGGCACTCGGCGACGGCGGCCTTCACCATCTCCTTGAGGTCGTCTGCGCTCATCTTGAGAGACTTGCCGCTGGGAGTGTTTTTGTTGTTCATAGCCATTGTTGGTGTTCCTCCTTTAGAGTGTGATTTCAATGGTGGGTTGGGTCGGGGCTTTCTTGAGGCCCCGGATGGGATAACGCTTGCGCGACTTTGCTTTCTCGCCTTCGACCTCGGAAATGAGGGCGTCGAGGGTCTTGGCTGCCTTCTTCATCGTCTCGCTCGCCTCTTTGAGGGTCTTGAGGCGGGCAGAGCTGATTTTCCGGCCTTCCTTGACCTCTGCGGCTGCATCCTCGGTGAGCTTCACGGCCCTGTCGGCGGTCTCTGCGGCCTTGTAGCCGATGACCGTCGCCTCGGGGTTCATGGCCCACGTCACGACGCTCACCTCCCAGAGCTTTACCTCCCGGAGATGCCTTATGCCCGTTTCGTCGTAGTCGAACACGATGGGGTCGTACCCGATGGACAGCTCATTGAGGACGCCGTCTTTCAGCAGCACCTTGACGTCGCGCCCCATCGCGGTGTCGCTGATTTTGGCCTTGATGTAGAGGCCCTTGCTGTCCTCTCTGACTTCAAGTGGGCGTCCGATGGGGAGGAGGCTGTCGTTGTGTAGCGCGAGTATCTTAACTCGCTCAAATCCTTCGGCGATGGTCTTCGTGAAGGCTCCGGGCTCTACGATGTCGCCGCCGTCATCGACGTTGCCGAAGACGGAGCCGTAGCCGGAGAAGATGCCTTGCTCCTCGTCATAGTCGTCCACGTTGAAAAGCAGGGTTTTGTACTCGGTCTTCCGGCCCTGCTGCTTCGCCCCTCGGGCGAGGGATTTCTCCCATGCGGTAACTCCCGCCTTGGGAGAGTAATAATTCGGCGAGACGCGCAGGTTTGCCAGCGCGAGCTTCGCCGCTATTACCGGGTCTTCTGCGACGATGTTGGTCGCCGCATCCTTGGTGCCGTGTCTGGCGGCCTCAACGGCCATTCCAGCGGCCAAAGCCTCGGGGCGTATCTTTTCCCCTTCGAGGTCTACGCCGATGTTTCTGGCGGCCTCTGCGGCTTGCTGTGCGGTATATTCCATTGAGCTACCTCCTAAAAGTTCGGGGTGCATACGCACCGGCAGTTTATAACTTCGTCCGCCGGGCCGTCCGGGTCTCTGGGGAACCGTAGGCCGTTGGAGAATTTTGCATCGATGGGTACGGTCTCTCCGTCCATGCGCCGGTGGTCGCGGCGGTAGTCCGGCGTGATGCTCATGTGGTGCCACGTCTTGGTCTGGGCTCCGGCGTTCACCATCATGTCGTACTGGCCCGTCGAGAGGCTTGTCATGGTCTCTTGCTGGGCGATGAGCCGGGCCCGCTTCTCATTGGTGTTCATTTCCTGCATGATGCTGTCCGCCATGACCTGTGTGCTGTCGCCGTTCTCGATGCCGTCGGCAACGATGCGGGCGATTGCGTCCTTCGTGGTCTGGGTGACGTTGGTAACGCGCCTGCCGCCGCGCAGCTTCGCGGTGCTGATAAGCTCGGGGCGCTGTACGCCTCGGAGCCCATAGAGCTCTTGGGTCTGCTTCGCCCCGGCGGTGTACGCTTCTTTCCACAGCGGTTCAAATACCTTGTTGAGAACGTCCGTCTCATTCGGCCAGTCGATGAGGCTCCCGACAAATTCGTCCATGAGGGCCTTCCGCTGCTCCTCCGTGAGCGCCTCCCATGCCTCCCGGTCTACCTGCCCGGTCTCGGTGATGTACCTCTTGAGGGCGTCCCACGCCGTCGAGGATGCCTTCTCGGTGGCACCGAGGGCGCTGCCGATGCGGCGGGCCTGCTCCCGAAAGTATTTCATGGTCGCAATCTCGAAGGCTGTGGTACTCTGCCGGGCCGCTGCATCCTCGCTGCGGATGATGGCCCGGAGGCTGACGCTCTTTTTCTGCTTGCCGCCGAAGGCCGTGATTTCAACGGCGTCCGGGTCGGCTGGCGGCTCCTCAACGTCGATTTCCTCCTCGCCGCCGGTCTCTGCGGTTGCGGGGTCTCCGTACTGCAGGTTCGCCATGCTGCTGCTCACGCTGGCCGGGTCTTCGTTCGCCCTCATGTAGATGTCGGAGAAGGTCGTCTTGTAGACGTCCCCGCCCACCTCCGCCGGGGGCATATCGAGGAGCTCGCGGGCTTCGTCCTTGGTGAGGAGCCCGGCGTTCCATCCGTCGATGCCCTTCATCTTGTCGAATTCTTGGTTCCGGGGCACGATGTCGTCATAACGCCACAACAGCCCCTCTCCGAACATCGGGAGGAGCTGTTGATTGATGGCCTCCTCGCGCCGGCGAAGGCGCGGCATGAGGACGTTTTGCGCGTAGATGTATTGGGCTGCCTCTGAGGTGGCCCGGTTGCTGCTCTCGGTGATACCCATGATTTCACGGGGGACGCCGAAATGCTCGAGGGTCGCGTTGCGGATGAAGGTTCGGCCATTCACCATGTCCATGTCCTTCATGCTCTCTGCGACCTTCTGGATGCTGATGTCGCCGCCGGTGGTGGCTATGCCGTGGCTCTTAAAGACGCCTTTGAACCGTTCCAGCCATTCAGCGCGGAACCGCTTGCGCTGTTCGTCACTGCTGCCGGGCATGGAGACGATGATGTTCGGGGTGGCGTCGTTATAGAAGAACCGCTTTTGAAACTGCGCGGCGTATTCGTCGATTTCCACTTCGTCGGCGATGGCCTCCGCCTGCCCGAGGCCCCGAAGGAAGGGGTCGAGCGGGTTGATGTCCTTCATCACGAACATATCATCCACGCTGACTTCCATGATGCTGCCGCTGGTGGTCTTGACGGTGTAGTAGGGGTGCCCGAGGTACGGCGTCATCATCACCCAATGGGTCGGCACCGGCCAAAGCTCTGCCGGGCGGCCTGCGGGGTCTTTCTCGATGACGAAGTAGCCCTCGCCCTTGAGGAGGAGGTAAATCTCCTCGAGCCGCCACAGGGCTGCCGCCGAGAATTCGTGCAGGGGGTTCGGCTGCGCCCAAAAATTGAGGAAGCTGTGCCGGGTGATTTCGCTCTCCTCGCCGTCGCTGCCTACGACGTAGAGCTTGCCGGTGGCAAAGGAAAGGTCGGACGCGATGCGCTCCACCACGGAGAGGCGCGGGCTCTTGGAGAACATCTTAATCCAGTCGTAGGTGTTCCGCTCCGGCGGGCGCGTCCACCTCGGTATCATGGCATTTCCCTCGGCGCGGCTGAATTGGTCGCTGGGGAGCTGCCTCCGCCTGTTAAACAGGGGCATCGCGGTTCACCTCGCTCTCTGTTTGGTCTTTCATTGGTCTCCTCCTTAATCGCTCTCGAGGCTCCACGAGAGCATATTGTCCGCCGCCGTGGTGATGAGCATTGTCACGGCGTCCGGGGCGTCGTCGTGTTCGTTCGGCCCCCGGATGGTGTAACTGGTGAAATGGTCGTAGAACTTCTCGTAGTCGCTGCCGTGCGCGTAATCCTGCCGGAAGTGTACGCGCTGCTTTATCTGGCCGCTGGCCGTGAGGATGCGGGTCTCCTTGTTCGTGCTGGACGGCACCGCCTCGATGGCCGTGAAGCCCTTGGCCTTCTCGCGGATGCTCTTGGCGTACAGCCGCCCGCCTGCGTTGCTCTCGATGCGGAACCTCTGTACTTTCCAGTTGTCCAGCGCCCCGAGAGTGAGGGGCTCCGTTATCTCCGCTTGGTCTTGGGTGTATATCACGTCCACCACATAGATGTCGTTGCCGAAAAGGTAGGCCACAATCATGCAGTAATAGTCCTCGCCGGTGTCTGCGACGTCTGCAACGGCTATCACGCCGTCCGGCGTCCTCCCCCGTATGTCTTCCATCTCGAAGTAGTTGAGGGCCTCTGCGGGGAACAGGAGACCTTCTGCGGGCCTCGGGTCTTGCTGGTAGAGGCTCATGAAGACGTGGGGGTTGCTCTGTTTTGCAGACAGCAGCCGAGCGAGGCTGTGGCGCTCCGGCCAGAGGGCTTCGCCTTCGTGCCGAGGGTCTATGTCGGTGGGGTCGCCCTCCTTGATGGCTTGGAACTTGACGACTTCCCATTCGCCCGGCTCGCGCTTGAGGATGACGCCGGCGAGGTCGTCTTGGTGCCAGCGCGTGAGGGTGATGAGCTGGCGGCTGTCGTTGTGCAGGCGAGTGGTGGCGACGGTGTCGTACCAGTCTTGGATGCTCCGCCGCACCGTGGGGCTCCATGCGTCCTTCGGGTCTTTGTACGGGTCGTCGATGATGAGCACGTCGAGGGCGCGGCCCGTTAGGCCGCCGCCGATGCCGACGGTGACGAGGCCGCCTTGCCGCCCCACTATCTCGAATTCGTCCGAGGTGCGGAGCCAAGAGCCGACGGCTGCGCGGATGTTCGCGGTGTTGAGGCGGGTCTCCGGGTAAAGCCCTGCGTATTCCCGGCTGTCGATGATGCGCTGCACGTCCCTGTTGAACTTCGATGCGAAGTCGTGGTTATAGGAGACGAGGCCCGCCCGGAGGTCTGGGTTGTCCCCGAGCATCTTGGCCGGGAGCCTGCGGCTGCACAACTCGCTCTTTCCGTGCTGCGGCGGCATGAACACCATGAGCTTTTTAATCCTTCCGGCGGCAAAGGCGTCCAGCTTCGCCGCATAGCTGACGTGGTGCCAGTTTTCGATGTAGAGAGGGTTGGTGTACTTCGTAAAGTCGATGAGGCTCCGCCGGGCGAGCTCCATCTTCGCGGCGCGGGCGATTTCCCGTAGCTGCGCCTTGGTGTATAGCCTCTCGCGGGCGTCATTCTTCCTCATCGTCGTCACCTCCGTCCATGCTGGCGAGCTTGCGGAGGTCTGCGTCCGTCAGCTTCGACCAATCTATGCCGCCGTCCGCCGCTCCCTGTTGCCCGCTGCGGGCCGGGGTGCCGGTAGGCTGTAAGAAGCCCGCCTCCTCGAGGAGGTTTCCGCGCTCGAGCTTTGCGCCCTCCACAATGAGGCGGATGATGGCGTTGGCGTCGAGGTCTTCGACGTTCAGCCTGTCGAGGGCCTCGGTGGCCTTCTTCTGCATGAAATAGCCGGTCTTGCGCTGGCGCTTCCGGGCCTCTTTGAGGTCTTTGGCTGCCTCTGCTCGCTCTTGGCGCTCCAGGTCGTTGTCATAGGCTCGGGCCCGTTCTACCCATTCCCATCGGCTGCTCCACCTGTCCATGAGGTTCTTGCTCTTGCCTAACTTCCGCCCCACCTTGGCCGTACTGCGGCTTGAGCCCATATCGCGGTAGATGGAAAACGCCTCGAACGCCTGCGGGGTCTCTCCCTTTTGCCGTTCCCACGGGAGGGCGGCCTCGGGCTCCGGGCGTCTCTTTGGCATTCCCATCCCTCCCTTATCGCTTTATCGCGTATCTGTAAATGACATCCCCGTTCTCATCCTTCCCATCCGGCACAAGGACGCCGCCGTAGGCTCTGGCCGGGCTGGTGCCCTTCTTGGTGTCGTTCCAGTTGGAGCGCAGCCATTGGGCCATCGTGGTGTCGTACAGAAGGGCGCGGGCCTTGTTGCTGCCGGTGTTGTAGCCGCAGGCCCCTACCCAAGGGAAGTCGAAATACTTGTTGATGCTCTCCATCACGTCGGAGAAGGTGACAAAGCCCTTCTCGCGGGCGATGATGATGGCGTTCCCGATGTTGCCGGTCTGGCTGACGCCCCATTCCGGCGGGACGCCGCAGCAGTTGCAGGCGTCGTTGCATTCCCGGCAAAAGGCGTCGGAAACGTGGAAGCGCATTCCGAGGCTGTGCGTGAGCTCCCGCATCCTGTGGATGATGGGGGCCTTGATGGCCCGGTTCAGCCTCTTGTAGCCTTGCTGCTTGCTGTTCTCCATGTAGAACTGATGGATGTCGTACCCGAGCACCTCGCTCATCGCTGCGTATCTGGCCTTGAGCCTGTCGTCGGCCCGGCTCTCCATGCAGAAGAATTCGGTGGTTACGCTGTCCGCGCCCGCCTCCTTCGCCGCCCGGATGAGTGTGGGGTAGTCCTCGCTGCATCCGATGATGAAGGGTCGAAGCCGGAGCGTGACGTGGATGCCGATGTCGGCGAGCCTCTTGATGGCCGCGAGCCGCTCTTGCGGCGACGGGACGCCGCGCTCAATCTTCCGGGCCTTCTCCGGGTCTGCGGTAATGATGCTGATTTTGACGTGCCAGTTGTGCGTGTGCTGGGCGAAAAGCTCCATGTAGCGGCTGTCCTCCGTCCACCACGCCGCCTTCGTCGAGAAGGACAGCGGGTAGTCGATTTTGTCAAAGTAGCGGAGGAGCTCGAGGGTGACGCCGTTCCGGCGCTCGTATTCGTCGAATTCGTCCGCGAGGCCGCCCCACTGCATGATGCGCCGGTCTTGGATGTACTTGAAGAATTGCACGTCCGTCTTGTTCGCCGCTGCGGTGTTGTTGACCGCCGCATTCTCAAACAGGGCGATGACCTTCTCCGGGTTCACGCTGCGCGGCTGGCCGGTGAGGTAGCCTTTGGTGGTGTGGCTTTTCTGAAAGAACGAGAAGCAGTAGAGGCAGTTATAGGAACACCGGCTGTATGTGTCCATGCTCATCGGCATGGAGCAGTCCGGGATTTCCATGCTCCACCGGGGGCTCGTATAGTTCTGCTTGAGCTTTTCCATCTGCCTCACCTCTTTCCGCGCTTTACCATGAGCACCTCGCCGGGGCGCTTGGGGTTCAGCTTAAGGATGTCCGGGTACTTGGCGACGAGCAGCTCCGCCACGCGGATGACGCCGCTCTTGTCCTTCCATGCGTCTTCGCATCCTCCCTTGGAGTAGTGCAGCGCGTCGCAGGCGAAACGGTCTAACCGTATGCAGGCCCCGTATTCTCGGATGATGCGGCAGCACAGCTCATAGTCCTCTTTCGTCTGGAGCTCCTCGCAGAAGGTGATGCCCGGCGTCGCCACCATGCCGATGAGGGTTCCGACGCAGATGGCCGCCTTCTTGTAGCCGCCCCGCATGAAATAGGCATTGGCGACGGGGTAGAGGCCGAAACAGATGGTGCGGTTCTTCTGGGCCGTCGCAAAGCCGAGCTTGCACATCCGCTCAAACTTCTCGAGGGTGTCCAGCGGCACGAGCCCGAGGTCTTCCATGACGACCTGCTTGATGTCGTCGTCCATGAAGACGACGTTGGTGCCCTCTGGCACGTTCAAGAGGATAGTGTTTCTGTTCCCGGCTGCGGTGCTGGCCTCCCGGTACAAGAAGGTGCCGACGCGCTCGCTCAAACCGCTGCGCGTGTATGCGTCCCGGTCTTCCTCCGTCTGGACGCTCAAGATGCGCCGCTCCTTGGGGAAGCCGAGGCCATCGAGGTAATCGAGCGTCCGGGAGGCTTCCGGCCTCTTGTAGCTCGCAATTCCCACATAAAAATCCATGCCTCACTCCTCCATTCTGATGACGGTGGTTTTCTTCCCGGCCTTGGCGGTGGCGTCGTAGCCCATGCGGTCTATCCACCTCTGGGCGTCCCGGCTGCTGCGGAAAGTGAGCGTCACCACCCACGAGGCCCCGAGGAAGTCTGGGTCTTCGTATTCTTCGTCCTCCTCATCGTCCTGCCATGCTGCCGGGTCTTCGACGTCGTCGTTCTTGGCGAGGATGAGGGCGATTTCCTGCCCGGTGAAGCCCGTGACCTTCGCCTCCTCGAGCTCGTACTCTTGGAAGATTTCTTCCAGCCGGGAATAGTCCCACTGGCCCTTGATTTTGTTGAGGGCCACGTTGAGGAGCTTTTCTTCCTTCTCATCAAGGTCTACCACGCTGACCTCTGCGCTGGTGTAGCCGAGGTGCTGCAACACGGCGAGGCGCTGGTGGCCGCCTACGATGTGGCCGGTGCGCTCATTCCAGACGATGGGCTCGACGTTCCCGAACGTCTCTATGCTGTTCTTGAGCCTCTCGAACTCCGGCATATCCGGGGTGAGGGCGACGCGGGGGTTATAGTCGGCGGGTATCAGCCGCGAAAATTCAATTTCTTGTATCTTCATAGCTGTCGCCCTCCATGTGTATCACGAGGTTCCGGCCTCCCCTCGGGAAGCCCCTCTCGATGCCCTCGCCCTCGAGCCACTCCTCTGCGGCCTGCCGGGTCGGGAAGGAGAGGTAGATGCTGAATTCCCCGTCGTCCTCCTCGGTGTCGTCGCCGTCGTCGTCTTCCTCCGGCTCCGGGTCATCTTGGTAGAGGTCTGTGGGGTCTTCGTCCTCACCTCCGAAAAGGGTCTTGAGCTCCCCGTCGGAGTAGCCGGTTGCGAAGATGTCCTCTGCGCTGAATTCCTCGAACAGGTCTTGCAGTTTTTCGTAGTCCCACTGACCTTCGATGCGGTTCAGTGCGACGTTGAGCAGCTTTTCCTGCTTTTCGTCGAGGTCTACGACTGCCGCCTCTGCCTCCGTGTGGCCGAGGTCGAGCAGGACGTTGTACCTCTGGTGCCCGCCGACGAGGTTGCCCGTCCGAAGGTTCACGACGAGCGGCTCCACGAGGCTCCACCGGCTGATAGATGCCTTGAGCGCCTCGTATTCCTTTTCACCGGGCTTGAGCTGCCGCCTTGGGTTGTAGGCCGCCGGTTTCACGTCTGCGAGCTTGATGCGCTTGATGTTCACGCCGCTTTCCTCCTTTCTGGCATGAAAAAAGGCCGCCCCGGTTTCCCGTGACGGCCTTGGTGCCCTTTGCTGCTGCGGCTATCCGCAATTTCGCATTGTAGGTATTATAGCACAGGCAAAATTCACACGCAAGGTTCGCAAATTCGCGGCTGAAATTCACATTGACGCCTGCGAGCCGTAGAGGAGAACCGCGACGGCCCGCACCAGCCTTCCACGCTGCTTCCAGAGCTGCGTGTTGCCGCATTTGAGGTCTGCGGCGATGTCGTCGTCCTCGAGCCCGTCGATGTACTTGGCCTCGACGGCGGGGTAAAAGGGGTCGTCCTCGATATGGGCGAGCGCCTTCTCGAGCGTCTCTATCTCGTACTCATCCGCCGCTATGGTGGCCTCGAGGTCTTTGATGATGGCCTCGAGCATCTCCTCCGGGGTGAGCCGGTAGCCGGTGCGGCTGAACCGCACAATGCTCTTGCTCCGCTCCGGGGCCCCGTGGGTCTTGATTTGCTCGAGCTTCTCCTTGTCATCCTCGACCTTCTGGCGCAGGACGGGCAGGGCATAGAGCCTGCGCTCGGTGGCCTTATAGGCGTCCTTTGCGATGCTCATGCCCTGCGCCCGGCCCGCGTTCACGGCCTTCTGGATGATGGCATCAAAGTCCGGCCAGTTGTTTTCCCCCATGTTGACCGCCTCCTTTTCGTATGGGGTGGCCCCTCTCAAAGAGGCGGCCTGCTGTTATTCTTCGTCCGGGAAGGGGTAGTCGTCGTCATACCCTCCGGGGGGCGTTGTCCCGGCGCGGGCCCC